GGCGTTCCTGTAGTCGTAGTGACTGAGGAAGATATGCCTAAAGTTGGTGATTCGGTTATTGATGCTGAGGGCAATCCAGTACCCGATGCAACTCACAATTTCGAGGGCTTGCAAGTAGTTACCGTTGATGGTGTTATTACTGAAATTATCGAAGTAGAGGTAGTTGACGTTGAGGCATTAGCTTCTGAACTGGCTACTTTGAAAGCAGAACGCGAAGCAGAACAAACTGCCTTTGCTGAATTGCAAAAGGAATTTGCTCAAGTGGCAAAATTGCAATCTACCTACAAACCAGCAGCACAACAAGTGGCTTTCAAAAAGCAAGTAGTTGATTCTGCAAAAGAGGTTTCAAGTTACTCAACAATTAAAGAAGCCCTTGCAGCTCGTAAGGCTAAAAAATAATAACTAACCAATCAAACAAATCAAATCAAATGGCAATCCTTAATCCCGCAGACTTAGCCTTTAATGGCGAAGAAATAAAAGCCCTTTCGGAGGGTATAATGGAGGACGTGTACGCAAAACCCGCGATGACCGAATTCCTTACTATCTACACAGGCATCAAAGCCAAGAAACAAATTGCTTTTCTTGGAATTTTGTCAGGTTTGGTAGGACAAAAGCACGATACGTCTAGCTGTTCTCCAATAGAGAATGATGCTGCAATCGAAAACACAGAAAAGTTCTGGGAACCAGCTTACATCGATGACCGTTTTAGCGAGTGTTTTGATAACCTACTTGAAACCTTCTTTGTTTACGGTTTGAAAAATGGTGTTCAAAAGGGCGACCTTAGCAATACTGACTTTGCTCTTTTCTTCGTGGAGCGTTACCAAGATGCTATTGCTGAAATGTTCCACCGCCTTGTATGGTTTGGCGACACAGCAGCAGATGATACCGCTGGTGGTGGTATATTCAAGACAGCTGGTTTCGTTGCCAAGCGTTGGGATGCTTTCGATGGTATTTGGAAACAATTGTTTGCAATCGTTGCAGCTACTCCAGCACGCAAAACAACTACGCTTACTGCAAAGAACGCTCAGTTGACATTTGCATTGCAAGCGTTCACAGCAACCGACACTACAAACCGTGTTGTAACTACTATGCTTCAAGACTTGATTTTCAACTCTGACTTCCGTCTTCGCGACAAGGCTGATAAAATCATTATCGTTACTCAGTCAGTAGCTGACCAGTACGTTCGTGAATTGGAGGCTGGCGCATCTAACGGTCTTTCTGTAGCATTCGAGTATATCCAAGACGGTGTGATGATGATTAAGCGTATGGGTGTGACTATCTACGCTTATAGCTTTTGGGATCGCATGATTCAAGGTTACCAACGTACTATTTCAACTGAGTTGAACTACTACCTTCCGCACCGTGCTTTGTTGACCACTAAGGCTAACATTGCATTCGGAACAGAAGAAGAAGGTACACTTTCTGAGGTGGATGTATTCGTTGATAAAAAGGACAAGAAAACCTACTTTGACTTCGGTGCTAACCTTGATGCAAAGGTGTTGCAAGACTACTTGATTCAAGTTGCTTATTAGTATTAACCTTTAACAAAAGAAATCATGCCAATTTGCGATAATATCACAGCAGGAATAGCCTATGATTGCGCATATCCTCCAACGGGGGGTGTGAACGATAGGCTTATCCTTATAAACTATTCGGACATTGACGGTAATGTTACCTATGATAACGTAAACCCGATAATCGTTACCAACATCACACTCACAGCACCAGCAGTTGGGTATGAGTACGAAGGTGTTAACAATTCAAACGAGCCACGTTCGGCAATGGTTAAAGGCCGTTACGTTAACGGATATGACCACGAGGTGAGATTCAAATGCTTTGACAATAGCCCTGACGCAAAATTGCAACTAGGCAAATTAGACGGGGCGTTGGTTGTAGCAATCGTTCAGAATAACAGGAAGGGATTGGATGGCAATTCAGCTTTTGAAATCTATGGTCTTGAAACAGGGCTACGGTTACAGGAATTGGAGCGTATCTTGGCCGATGCTGAAACACAAGGTGCATACAACCTTTTGATTCGTAATGATGAAATTAGCCGACCTTCAAGTTTGCCACATACATTGTGGGATACGGACTATGCTACTACTCTTGCTTTGGTTAACGGCCTACTGTAATCTAATTAATTGAAATAAAAAAAGGCGGTGAGCGTGGAAACATGACACCGCTTTTTTTTTGTAACTTCGCAGCATGACACCGATTGACTTAAAAGAATTACTTGAAGAGGTTAGCCCTTTAATTGTTGTGCCAAAAGGTCAAATTGATAGGCAGCACCCAACGGTTATAAAATTTCTTCAAGTACACTTCCAGTTAACTGGTAAAAAAGTGGGTGTTGGCACTTGCCATAATTGCATACTAGATGCCCTTTTTGAATTGAAATCGCTTAGTGAAGAACAACTAACATTTATTACGATGGAACGCAAATACAAATTAAAACCGAACGCGCTGGTTTACTTTAACCATGCTCATTATACCGTTGCAAACATTACGGACAATGTGGCAATAGAGATGATAAAATCCAACTCAGGACACTCACGCTCATTTGTTAATGGCGAGGCTTTACTTGCTGAATTGGATGGCGGTGTAAAAGTTGAAAAGCCAAAGAATAAAGTAGGGCGGCCACCAAAGGTTGTTATATCTACTGAGCCAATTCAAGAGTAATGAGAATCGAACTGGCGAAGATTCAAAAGCGAATAATACGCAGAGACGACAGGTCTTTGGGTATAATCAACTATGACATAGACAATGGCTATCCTCAGAGGGTTGTTGACATTGTTAACGGGTCGGGCGTGGCAAAATCTTGCGTGGACATTCTGTTCAAGTTTATAAATGGTTCGGGATGGGCTGATTCTGCTCTTGGCAATACCGTAGTGGATGGCGACCGACTAACAGCAGACAAGCTACTTAGGCGCGTTGCTTACGATTACGCAATGCACGGAGGTTTTGCAATTCACAAAAACTACGACATCACAGGCAAAGAAACAACTTCGAGCCATATACCTTTCGCGCATTGCAGAATTGGCATCGATAGGGATAGGAAACCGAATTCAATAGCGGTTTATCCTGACTGGACACGCGAAGTTGATAGGCGCATCGACAGAAATAGAATTGACTTTATAGACTTGTACAATCCCGATCCCGAAACGGTTAAAAAACAAATTGCGGCCGCTGGTGGGATTGAGTACTACAAAGGGCAAGTTTATTATCATGGCGCGGGCGGTCAAATTGCCTACCCATTATCGCCATTTGATAGCGAACTTGAGGACATCGAAACCGATAGCCAAATAAAGCTATTCAAATACCGAAACATTAGCGGTTCGTTTATGGCAAGTCATATGCTTGTAAGGTACGGCCAAGCTGAGGGCAACAATGACAACTCAGATGGGCTAGTTGAGCAACTTAAAGAGTTTCAAGGCGCGGACAATTTCAATCGTTTAATGCTTTTGGATATTGACACACCTGAGCAGAAACCTGAGCTAGTACCGTTTACCCATCAAAATAACGACAAGCTGTTTGAATACCACGAGAAAAGCACTCAGGATAACATTCGAAAGGTATTTGCAATTCCTACTGTATTTCTTGAGGCGGTTGCTGGCAGTCTTGGACTTTCTGCTCAACTTGATGATGCTGTATCGTTTTATAACCGCATAACTCAGGATGAAAGGGCAGTAATTGAAGAATCTTTAGACTGGCTTTTATTCGATACTTTTGGAGGTGTTTATAAGATTAAGCCTTTAGATATGAGAACTTCGCCCATACTATGATAAACCTAATCAACATAACGGATTTCACGGAAAACAAGTTTCTGACTCAGAACTTAGACGACCGCGATATTGACCCGATAATTACGGAGGCTCAAGAGTTCGATATTAAACCCGTAATTGGCGCGGCTATGTATTTGGATATGATGAACAATTTAACGGCAGTAAAATACGTTGAGTTGCTAGATGGCAAGATATACACTCCCAATGGTGAGGCAGATGCCATCTACTTTTCGGGATTAAAGATGGCGTTGAAATACTACGTCTACGCTCGTCTATTGG